ACGGGTTTGTTACTGGATCTAATGGTAAAAAAGCCGATGGAAGAAACGCTATTATTGTTATGACTTCGAATCTAGGTGCGGCCGATGCTGAAAAGAATAGTGTAGGATTTGGTAGTCTTGAACGAGACGGTGATCCAAAGGATGCAGTTAATAGTTTCTTTGCTCCTGAGTTCCGTAATCGGTTAGATGGAATTATTAAATTTGGTAAACTTGATAATCTGACTATGATTAAGATTGTTAAGAAGTTTATTGACGAGCTCAATGTATTACTTAAAGATAAGAATGTACACGCAAAATTAACTACAGATGCCGTAGAATTTCTTATTACTAAAGGCTTTGACAGCCGGATGGGAGCTCGACCATTGCAACGTACCATTGACGAATTCATTAAGAAACCGTTAAGCCGCGAAATACTATTTGGTAAGCTAACTGCAGGGGGAGTAGTAGAAATTGGAATCGAAGACGATCAATTAAAACTTAATTTCCTTGAAGTATTAAGTGTTAAAGAAAAATCTAATGCAGAAATCGATAACTCATAAATTATTTTACAAGAAATATCCTTTTAAAATTAATTTAACGTATCATAACTCAGCCAACATATGTAGGCTGGGTATTTTACGAACTCAGGCATGGATTAACGGTAACGAATTTGATAAATGGGCATTTAGAGGTTCTGAAAAATCTGAGGTGCAACATTTTGTTAACTGTTACAAACAAATAGATTTTAACAATGTGCTTACTAGAGCTGAAGGAAAAAGCGTTAGTATATTTGCTGAAAATAGAGAAGACACATATAAAATTGTTGAAATTATGAAAGAGTGGGTAGTTCATTTAACAGAACCTGCGTCTGATAATGAATGCGAATTTTTGTTAGAAAACGGCCACAAAAAAATACTGTGCAATGCACTACCTAAAGATGGTATGTACAGGTATAGAGTATATATTAAACAAAACATGCAATTATCAACAAGAGAGAAATTTTACGAATGGATGCAAAAATTTCCTCTTAAATTTAACATATCAATAACTACAAAAAAATGGCTTACTGGGGCTAGACATTATGTACAGTCTCCGTTTTTTTATGTGTCTGATCAAAAGATGCTATCTATGGTAGGATTATATCTGGGAAACCATGTGCAAAGAGTAGAAGAATTTATTGTGAGAACCAGCATAAATACAGAATGCCAAGTTTAAGTCAACAATTTTCATTTCAGTTAGCAGGAACTGCTTACGGATTCATAGGTAGTGTCGGGAACGGTTACGTTGGAAGTTACGGGCGTGGTCCTGCAACTACTAGTGTGTCTGTTCCATTTAATGCTGTATCTCTTTCAGGAAATAACACATTTCGTACTGAAAAGCTAGCAGGTGAAGGATATTATGGTTCGAATACAGGGTTACATACTGTAACCTATACAGTATCACCTTATTTTAAAGGTACTGTTAAAATGCAAGCAACATTGTCCACTGAACCAACAGAAGCTGATTGGTTTGACGTTAACAACACTACGCAAAGTTATAATACTACAACTAATGTGGTTATTACAACCACTACAAATTATATCAATTTTACTGGTAATTTTGTTTGGGTTCGGGCAGTAATGGTTAGGGAATCTGTTCCAGATCCTGGTTATATACAAACCATTAACTATATCCACTAAATTTCTAATTGGTTAAAACTGCATAAATATTCCATACGGAGTATTTTATGGCCCAGTATGCCCCTTTACGAGACTTTGTGATATGAAATTATACGAATTTTTTAGTGTTCCTGTTGACAAGACAGGAAAAGAATTTAAGACTTTTAAAAAGCAAAGTCAAGAAGAGAAGCAAAAAACTGCGGATGAAGTTTTTTGGTATATTCTAGATCACGATCTATTACACAAAGAGTTTGTATTACCTTTTGTAAGTAAGATAAAAAATAAAATTTCAGACCCTAATTTTGATAGAAATAGATTTGCAAAATCTTGGCTTCCTATGGTTAATAAAGGTTGCACTTTATACCATAAAAAAATGAAACTTAACAGCAACCCCAAAGAGTTATTTGACCAAAAAACACGAGAAGACCTATGTAAAAGGTTAGCTGATCAATTTATAGATGACTTAACTAATGATGAATATCATGTTGGAGACTATTCAAAATGAATTTGTTCGATATTATCAGTGTAAAAAGAAGTCCTATTTTAGAAGGCGGAAATTTATCTAGTCATAATGCACAAGGTAAAGAGATTCCAGGTTGGCAAGGAGTTCCAGGAACCCATCAAGCCCAAGAACTTGATTTACAGGTACATAATAGAAATTATGTGCAAGATGTAGTTGAAAAACTATTAGCAGATATTAATACCACATTTTCAAATCAATATAAAGAACCTCTCTGGTATCCTAAATCAGTTGAAGCAAAAAAGTTTTTAAGCGGTAGTACACTATTATTCCTTGATAAAAAAATATCCGATGAAGACTTTGTTCGTGTTAAACCTAAAGTAGGTGATATTGACACGCAGGCACCCGATAAACATGCCGAAACTATTAAACAATTTTTACAGTCACTAGTTGGAAAGAAAGTAGGAGATGCTGTGTTTCTAGGATTTAGCCCTGGAAATAGCCAGTACAGTAGTTTATGGGAAATTAAATTAAAAGAACTTCCAGTAAAAATACAAATAGATTTTGAATACGGAGCACACGACGAAGAAGGACTTCCTACTGAATGGCAGTCATACAGTCATAGTTCTGCATGGGAAGATTTATCAGCAAATATCAAAGGTGTATTTCACAAATATATAGACCGTGCATTACCTTACGCAAGGACTAGCACAAAATATGTTGCTAGAGTATTGAAGAAAGGTACAAAAATTAGTGATGAACCTGTTACTGATTCTGATTTTAGTTTTGCAGTAAGCGGGCCAGGTGGTGGCGGATTAAGTAGAAAATATGTACCTTATAATGATCCTAACACTGGCGAGCCTATGGAGAAAAACGGCGTTCCAGTAATGCAATTATTGGAGCCTAATGCAAGACAATATGTACAAAATTTGGCACAACAATTTGAATTGTTTTTTGGAAGAAAACCAAAAGGTAATGATCAAGAATTAAAAAATAGTTTTGTCGGAACAGTGGCCCTAATTGCAAAATATTTGCCAGATGATGAGAAAGAAGAGATTGTAAGTCGATTCTTATCGATATGTTTTGAACAAGGTAGTCAAATGATTACTAAAGATGATCCGGCAAGAGATAGAGATATAAAATTTGCCGCAATTGATTATATGTTAGAAAATATTAAACTGCCTAATGCTAAATCATTAAGAGCCCAAGCAGTTAAAATGGCAGCAGATTACGAAGCGGCCTTTACAAACAAAGTGGCAACAAGACAACCAGTTGCAGAAAATTTTGCAGATGGCCGTAATCCGCAAGATAAAGGCGACAGCAAGCGACACGGTATCAATACCAAAGCTAGTGTAAGTAGTCTACGTAAGACTGCTAAACAAGGTGGCCGCAAAGGACAACTAGCACACTGGTTAGCTAACATGAAAGCAGGCAAAGCTAAACACGAAGGGCTTAACGAAGCAGAAGTTAAAGCTCAATTACGCAAAGGAATGCCCCATCTTAAAGATCTTAAGGCTGTAGACTTTTTAGATTTGTTAGATGAGATACACGACGGCAACGGAAATTTCAAATTAGAAAATATGCCGTTAAATGTTAAGGTAGATGGCTTTGGCGGACGCTTTGGTAAGAACGCAGACGGTAAACCTTTTATGGGCACTAGTCGCACTGAGCCGAGATATGCTCCAGGTTTTCTAAAGTACCATCAAGAAAAAGGCACACAAGATCCAGAAATATTAGGTCGTGCTAAATTATTTGATGACCTGTTTGTAGAAATGATGAATGCTGTTAAACTAGTAGATAGCAAATTAGGTCCAGATTTTTTAATGGACAAACAAGTAAGTTGTGAAGTTTTATTCTTGCCATTTGCTACGGAAACTGAAGAAGGTAAATTAAAGTTTGTTGGTATTCAGTATGACAAACTTCCAAAAGGTGTACAACTTGCACTTGTGCCATTCCAAGTTGTAACTGCAAGTACAGGAGAGCCTGTTGAAAATTCACAAGAAGTTGTAAAAGAATTAACTGGTCTTGGACAACAAGGTAGTGTTATGTTTATTGACAATAGCCTAACACAAAATGAAGCACTAGATGTTACAGCAATTGTTCCACCGTTAGAAAACATTGAAGAACTAAAAAGCATTGTATCAGATACTATGGGTAAGAGAGACCGTGCTAGTTTAGAACTTAAAAAGAATGTTGAAGCACAATTACAACCAGTTAAACTTGCATTAGAAAAAGCTATTGCAGAAGATCCTAACATTGTGGGCAAAGATATGTTGGGCAAAGACTACGAAGGTATTGTACTTAACACAAGACTAGGTCCTGTAAAAATTACCAGTGCAGAACAACGTGCCGTTATTGCCGGTAAACAGGCTGCTCAAGCATCGGCAAGAGCAGAACGTCCAAGAGGCGAAGCAAAGACCGCCGTAGTAGCAGTAGGATCCTTTATTGGACATAAAGGTCATCAAGACTTATTTCAATACACAATTAATAAAGCTAAAGAATTAGGTGGCGATCCTTATTTGTTTATAGGTAATGCAGAAGGTAAAGATGATCCTATTCCTCCAGCAGTTAAAGTACAAACATGGCATAAACTGTATCCAGAATACGCTGATAACATCAGCACAGTACAACAAGGCGGACAATTAATACAAAAGATCAAACACGAATTAATTAATCCTTTGCCGGGTAAACCTCCACGTTATGACAATATTGTTATTATGGTAGGCGAAGATCGTAAAGGATTAAGTATGCCGCAAGCACTAATGAAGGCTGTTAACAAATTCCAAGGGTATGAACACGTTAAGGCAAGTTTAGGAGTTACTCCTCGAGAGTCTGGGTTTAGTGGAACACTGTTACGTAATAGTTTAAAAAATGATCCACCGGAGAAAGCATTGGCTGTATGGTCAAATGCATTTGATGTTAAAAAATTAGGCGGAGACTGGATTGAACATTTAATGGATATAACAAGGAAAGGTATGGGAATACAACAACAGACTCAACAACAACCTGCTCCTATAGCTGAAAGATTGTTTAATGCATTAATAAGACCTAAAATTGATGAAAACACTCGTATGAGTGCGGCAGTTAAACTACAGCGAGCTTTTCAACGCCAACAAGAAAAGTCTACCGCAAGTCGCAAACGCGGTGAAGAAGTAATGTCGCAGGCTCGTACAGACTGGGAAAAGAAACAGGCTGCTGAAAAGAATAAAGAGCAAGGTGCGGCGGAAGAAAACGAAAGTATAATGGGATTTTTAACAATGCCCAAACACCATGTTGCAAAAAAATCTACAACAAGTCCTGAAGAAATGCGTAGGTATTTTGAAAAAGACAAACCCAGCAAGCCTGAAAAAATAGAAAGAGGCAACGGTGGCAATACAGTACAACAAGTATATAGAAGATCAACTGAAGAACAATCTGTATCTGAACTATTTGAACCAAGCACTGATTATTATATTTTAAGTAACGGCAAGATGGTCCAGGTTGATTATAGACCAGGCACAGACGGTCAAAGTCCAGCGCCGTTTACTGATGTTAAAGTAAGCTATGTTAATCCTGCATTAAAACCACAAGGTCCTAGTTTTAATAGCACCGGACAAGCAGAACGATGGGATAGAGCACCTGACGGAGTAAAACAAGCTATAGAAAAGTTTGTTAGACAACCTCAGCAAGGTGTGGCGGAAAGTAACAGCGGTGCCAAATACAAAGTAAGAAGCATTGGCCAGGACAAGAAAGGCGAGTACTATATTAGTCCAAGTACAGGCGAAAAAATCTACAAGAAAGCCAAGGTAGGTGATCACGAAGTTCCGGGTAGTAAAGAAATTAAACCTAGAGTAGCAGAAAGTGAAAAAACTTCTCAAGCAGAAAAATCAGAACAATCTTCTCAAGACAAAGAAACAAAAGTAACTCCTAGTCAAATAGAAAAAAATAAAGAGAAGTGGGAACCTAAACAAGACAAAAAGGGATCAAATTTTGATAAGACTGCAGAATCTTATAATATTAAAGAAAGATCCAAATACTGGACGGCCAAACTTAACGAATTAGAAAAGAATCAGTTTGTAGGGGTTAAACAAAATCCACTAGGAACAGCAGGTCATCTTAAAGCCACTGACAAGTATGCTAAAGCAGGAGATCTAGTTGGTGAAGTAAGTGTTGACGAAAAAATTAAAGGGGCAGACGGCAAGGCCTGCTGGGACGGCTATCGTTACGATGGCACAGAGAACGATAGTGATAAATGCGTTAAAGTAAGCGAAGATATTGAGAATAAGATGTCAAACTTAATCAGACTTCTAGAAAATAAATAACATATTAGAATTGGATCTCTCATGAAAGACTTACAAAACGCCGCTAAAATAGGGTTTGCTAGTGAATTTAGTTTTTATCTAAAAGCACATAACTTCCATTGGAATGTTACAGGATCTGATTTTTTAGAATACCACGATCTGTTTGGTAAAATTTACGAAGAAGTGTATGGAAGCATCGACGACTATGCAGAAAAAATTCGTGCTTTAGGAACATTTGTTCCAGCCAGTTATAGTCGTTTTAATATGTTAAGTCAAATTAATGACGAGACTGATATACTAACAAAAGATCAAATGGTTGCTGAACTATTACAAGACAATGAAAAAATGATCAACATTTTAAAACTTGTATATGATGTTGCTGAACAAAACAAAGAACACGGTTTTAGTAACTTTTTAGCTGAACGTATGGATGCACATCGTAAGCATGGATGGATGCTACGTTCTAGCATAGAAGGAATTCAAAATGCGAGCTAATGAGTTTATTACCGAACGTAAGACTGGCAAAATTACTAAACGTCAGCAACAATCTACTCGAGGACTTCATCGATATGCAGACTCTGAAAAAGCAGACAGCGGATATGTCAGTTTTAGAGTAGGAATGGCAGCGGCTATGAGTGACGGAAAAAATAAATTAGACATTGATCAAAAGAGTTGGTCTGGGAAGAAAAAGACTGCTCACCCGTATACTCAAGTAGAAGCTGACATATTAAAAGCAGCCTACGAAGCAGCGGGTGCTAGTTACGAAGATATGAATCACGGCGATATGAAAAGTAAGGAGCTCAAAGGCACCAATACTGTAAGTCCTGTATCACAATGGAATAAAACAAAATGAAAATAACAGACCTGTTAAGTGAAGTATCATTAGGCGACTATACAAAAAAAGCACAACTCAGTCGAGGGCTTGCAAGTATGGAAAAACATTTTAGTCGCAACGATCCTGAAAAAGTTGCTGCCGCTGATAAAACTATTGCAAATAGAGAAAAAGGTTTGAGCAGAGCAAACGCTCGATATGCCACAGCTCGAGCTTCTCAAGAAGAAAAAGCAAAGTTTGATAGAGAACAGGCAATCCGTGACAAATACACCGGCGTAGATATTGATGCCGAAATTGCTAAATTACAACCAGCATTAAAGAGTGCATACAATGATTACCAATACGGTGCTCGCAATACGTGGAGTCAAGGAAAATCAGAATACGATCGTATTTCTGCACAAATAAGAAATTTGGAAAACGCTAAAAAAGTATTAGGTGGTGAAGATCCTGCAGAATCAGCAACTAGTGGCGGAATGTCCACTGGCGGCAATGCAACCGCTAACGGTAAACACAGACCAGACAGCATAGTAGTGTGAGAAATATTATGAACAAAAACTTAAACGAAAAAAAGAAACAAGGTGTAGCGGAAGCACACGGTAATAGTAAAATCTACGATAAGTGCTGGCCGGGACACAAAAAAGTACCAGGTAAGAAGCGTGGTGAAGAAGGTAGTTGTAAGAAGATCAGTGAGCAAGGTGTGGTGGAGGACTTCAACGGTGAATACGACGACGAAGCAGGTATGGCAGAAGGTAGTCTACATACTTTAAAACGAGCAGTAGATGGACTAATGAGTACTATTGATGAAAACGACAACTTGCCAGAATGGTGTCAAGAAAAGATTTCCCTAGCTGAAGATTATCTAGTTACCGTTTGGGACTACATACAAAGTGAAAAAGCCCAAGGAAATGATCCGCAAATTAGCGAACACAAAAAAGGTGTAAGGGCAATGAAATATACATCAAAGCCAAGAAATTTTGTTGCTAAAAATATGACCACTAGTGGTGCCGGTGAGCATAAAGACAAAAAGAAAGAAACTAAAAAAGGCAATCTTAAACATAAGAAAAAACCAGAACACGAACTTGCCGAATCTAACTGGTATGATCTACGCTTAAAAACGTTATTGGAAGCCAACATAAAGGCTATGAAACCAAACAACCTCACAAAATAATTACTCCAAAAGAATTGACTATTGAGTATAAGGAAACTATACTATATAGTATAGGAGAGATTATTATGAGCAAAGCATTTGGTGCGCCGGAACAAGCAAAAATTAAACAAATTATTTCCGAAGGCGTTACAGTTATGCAAGAAATTGCAGACCTTACAGAAGGTCTTAACGAAACAATTAAAGCTGTAGCTGAAGAACTAGAAGTCAAACCAAGTGTAATCCGTAAGGCAATTCGTATTGCACAAAAAGATCAATGGGATCAAGTTTGGAGAGAGTTTGACGATCTTGAAACTATTGTTGATATTAGTGGTCACGCTAATCGCCGCGAAGACTAATGGATCAAATTACTAACACCTTTACCAACATTTATAAATGGGCCAAAGATGACTATAAAGAATGGCCTACTCGGTTTGTTTTAGAAATTACAGCATGGATGATGAGTCTAGGTTGTTCTTTAGCGCTGGCCGCTGGAGCAACCGACCCATTGTTTCTTTGGCTTTATCCAATTTTTATTACACAATGCGCTATATTTGGTTGGGCCGCTTGGACACGCAAGAGTACAGGCATGGTAGCAAACTATGTACTGTTAGTCACTATTGATCTTATTGGTTATATTCGATTAATAAATACGTAAGAATAAGGTTTGATCAGCCACAAATGATCCTGTTGGTATTTGCAAGCCTTAAATTGCAAGGAGAAAAATATGAGTTATGTTGACGCGATATGGGATCGAGAGAATGACATTGTCAAAATCGTAGAAAGAGATCCTAAAAAAGGTAGACTTTATCAAGACTATCCTGCCCGATATCTTTTTTACTACAAAGATAACAAGGGAAAATATAAATCAATCTTTGGCGAAAGCCTATCAAAAGTGAGCTGTAAGACTCACAAAGAATTTCAAAAAGAAATACGTATACATGGTAGCCAGTCGTTATACGAAAGCGACATTAAACCAGTATTTCGTTGCCTAGAAGAAAATTATCTAGGAAAAGATGCACCAAAACTCAATGTAGCATTTTGGGATATTGAAGTAGACTTTGATCCTGAACGTGGCTATGCAAGTCCCGATGATGCGTTTATGCCAATTACTGCAATTGCCGTTCACCTACAATGGCTAGATACACTTGTATGTTTGGCGATGCCTCCCAAGACGCTTACAATGGAACAGGCACAAGAACAAGTTAAAGATTTTCCAAACACAATTTTATTTGACAACGAAGCAGATATGTTGGATACTTTTCTTGATCTTATTCAAGATGCAGACATATTAAGTGGTTGGAACAGTGAAGGCTTTGATATGCCTTACACCGTTAATCGAATTATTAAAACCTTGAGCAAAGAAGATACTCGTAGACTTTGTTTGTGGAATCAATTTCCTAAAAAGAGAGAATATGAAAAATATGGAAGACAGGCTGTTACTTATGATCTGGTTGGTCGTGTTCATTTGGACAGTCTCGAGCTGTACCGTAAATACACATATGAAGAGCGTCACACCTATCGATTGGACGCAATCGGTGAACTTGAAGTAGGCGAGACAAAGACTGTATACGAAGGTACACTTGATCAACTATACAACAACGACTTTAAAAAGTTTATCGAATATAATAGACAAGATACCGCACTGCTCAACAAACTAGATAAAAAATTAAAATTTATCGATCTTGCCAACACTATTGCACATGAAAACACGGTACTGTTAGCAACAACTATGGGTGCAGTGGCTGTAACTGAACAGGCCATTATTAATGAAGCACATCATAGAGGCATGATTGTTCCTAGTCGTGTACAACGAGATGAGAACGCTAACAATCAGGCCGCCGGTGCTTATGTTGCATATCCTAAAAAAGGATTACACGACTGGATTGGATCAATGGACATTAACAGTCTGTATCCATCTGTAATTCGTGCATTAAACATGGGTCCAGAAACCATCATTGGTCAGTTACGTCAAACTTATACACAAGCAGAAGTTGATACTAAACAAGCCAAAGGTGAAACGTTTGCCGGATCATGGGAAGGCAAGTTTGGTAGTAATGAATACGAACTTGTTATGGGCAAAGATATTGCAAATGAAATTGTTATTGATTGGAAAAACGGAGACAGCGATATACTTTCAGGAGCGCAAGTATATGAAATGATATACGAAAGTAATCAGCCCTGGATGTTAAGTGCTAACGGTACAATTTTTACACACGAACACGAAGGAATAATTCCTGGACTATTAAAACGTTGGTATGCTGAACGTAAAGAGATGCAGGCCAAACTAAAAGATGCTATTAAAGCGGAGAATAAAATTGAAGAAGAATATTGGGATAAACGTCAGTTGGTTAAAAAAATTAATCTTAACAGCCTGTACGGTGCTATTCTCAATCCTGGTTGTAGGTTCTTTGACAATCGTATTGGTCAGTCAACCACACTTACTGGGAGACAAATTGCTCGCCACATGGCCGCAAAAATAAATGAAGTAATTACAGGAGATTATAACCATACTGGTAAGTCAATTATCTATGGTGATACAGACTCTGCATACTTCAGTGCTTATAGTACCCTTAAAAAAGAAATTGATAAAAAAGAAATTCCATGGACTAGAGATAGTGTTATTCAACTATACGATACTTTAGCAGAAGAAGTAAATTCAACATTTCCAGAGTTCATGTTAGATGCATTTCATTGTCCTAGATCGCGCGGCGAAGTTATCAAAGCAGGACGTGAAATTGTTGCATCAAAAGGGTTGTTTATCACTAAAAAACGATATGCCGTTTTGTATTATGACAAAGAAGGCAAGCGACTTGATGTAGATGGCAAGACTGGAAAGATCAAAGCCATGGGGTTAGATCTTAAGCGCAGTGATACTCCAGAATTTATGCAAAAGTTTTTAGAAGAAATTCTAACCAAAGTGCTTAATGGTTCACAGGAAACTGAGATACTAGATCGTATAAGTGAATTCCGAACTGAGTTTAAAGCTAGACCCGGTTGGGAAAAGGGTTCGCCAAAACGTGCCAATAATATTACAGACTACCAAGCCAAGGAAGTCAAAGCAGGTAAGGCTAATATGCCCGGACATGTACGTGCTAGTATTAACTGGAATACTTTAAAACGAATGAACGGAGACAAGTATTCTATGCAAATTACAGATGGAGCAAAAGTAATTGTTTGCAAAATAAAAGACAATCCGTTAGGCTACACAAGCGTTGCCTATCCAGTTGACGAATTGCGTTTACCTAAATGGTTTCAAGATTTGCCATTTAATCATGCAGAAATGGAAACTACAATTATTAACAATAAACTAGATAACCTTATTGGTGTTCTAGAATGGGATCTTGAATCCACTACACAAACTAATACGTTTGGATCTTTATTCACTTTTGAATAAAATATATTTGACATTACTCGAAATTCTAAATAAACTAAAGGAAAGGAATTAACATGCAAGATTTACTAAAAGATATTGTAGGCCACACACACAACCTAGGCTTTTTAAATATCGTTAAAATTACCGGAGACGAAAAGAAAACTGCTATTGACAGTATGGCAGACGATCGAAGCGTCATTATGCAGGCAGAAACTGCGGGACCATATCCAGACATGATAGGCATCTTTGGTATGCCGCAACTTAATAAACTAAAATATCATCTAGACTGCCCTGAATATAAAGAAAATGCCTCTATTAAAGTAGTCAAGGCAGAACGCAACGGCGACGAAATTCCAGTAGGATTACATTTTGAAAATAAAACAGGTGACTTTAAAAACGACTATCGTTTTATGAACACTGAAATTATTAACGAAAAACTTAAGACAATAAAATTTAAAGGTGTTAAGTGGGACGTTGAAGTTTCTCCAACACTGCAATCTGTTCAACGTTTTAATTTTCAGGCCAGTGCTAATACAGAACATACTACGTTTATTGCTAAAACAGAAAACGGCAATCTCAAATTTGTGTTTGGTGATCAATCAACACACGGCGGTGAATTTATATTTGCCACTGATGTTAAGGGTAACCTAAATAAAGCATGGACTTGGCCTGTAGCCAGTGTGTTAGCAATTCTTAAAATTGCAGATTCAAATAATTCTACTATTAGCTTTAGTAATGAAGGTGCAATGCAAATTACACTAGATAGTGGACTTGCTGTTTACAAATATATTATTCCAGCTAACGCATGATAAAAGGTCTAGCAAGTGGGGTAGGTGTTACGGTATCAGGAGGTAACACTAGTGTGCCCTATGTTAATCAAAACACCACAAACCCCATACAGGGTATGATTAGAGTATGGGGTACTGATATGCAAGTATTCGACGGCACTAACTGGGTAACTATATCTACTAGTTACGCCACTGTAGAACTTAATACTGAAACAAAAATGCTGTTAGAATGGGCTAAAAAGAAGAAGATTGAAGAAGAACTGTTAATAACATTGCCGTCAGACCATCCTTCTGTCAAAGCCGCTAAACAAAACCTAAATAAAGCTAAACTAGAAGTAAATCGATTAGAAGAACAATTAAAAATAACAGAGATATTAATACAAGATGAACAGACCGCCAGTTAACCTAACTCCTTTACAAAAAGACTATGCAGTATATCTACCCGCAATTAGTTCTTTCTACAGTACCTACGTTGCTAAACAACGTCTAGAAGAATTTGTTCCTACTGGTCGTATTCCTAAAGGATTTGATCGTGGTATTGAAGGCATGAATTTTCTTAATCCGGAACAAGGGTATTTTACCTATAAGTATGGGTTGTATTCAGCGGGTCATGCACAACTAGATTTACAAAAGAGTCTTGTGCAAGAATCTATGATCCAACAACGTGATCGAAACAATACTATGATTCTAGGCGACTCTGGTGGATATCAAATTGGTAAAGGTGTTCTCAAGTTTGACTGGTTAGATTTTGAAGGTAAGTCAGCAAACGCTACACGTCAAAAGATTTTAGAGTGGTTAGAACTAACCGCTGATTGGTCTATGATGTTAGACGTTCCTACCTGGGCTTGTGATCACATCCATAGTCCAAAGACTGGTTTAAAAACATTTGAAGATTGTTTGGATAAAACAAAGTTTAATAACGATTACTTCTTAATGAATCGATTAGGTCAAACTAAATGGCTTAATGTTCTACAAGGTAGTGACTGGGATACTGCTGAAAAGTGGTATGATGGTGTTAAAGAGTTTAGTGATCCCAAAGGCAAGTATGCTGGTAAGGAAGCCGAAGGTTGGGCCTTTGGTGGTGCTAATATGTGTAAAATGGATATTACTCTCAAACGTCTAATGACGTTAAGAGAAGATGGTTTGCTGAAGGGCAAAAACTGGATCCACTTCTTGGGTACAGCGCAACTTGACTGGAGTTGTTACTTAACTTTGATTCAACGACAAATTAGGAAACATATCAATGAAGAAATTACCATATCTTTTGACTGCGCCTCACCGTTCATTGCAACAGCGCACGGACTTGTCTACACAAACGCAGTCCACACTCCCAAAAGGTGGAGCGTTATTATGGACAAGGCACCAGATAACAAAGCACTTGCAAAGTCCGACATCCCGTTTCCCTTCGAAAGTGAAATTGGTCGCAGATTAACAATGGGGGATATTGCCCATTATGCTCCCGGTATGCTCAATAAGATCGGCAAGGAAGGTAAGACTTCATGGGATAGTTTTGCCTACGCACTGATGATGGGTCATAATGTCGAATGTCATATTGTTGCTGTACAACGTGCTCAACAGTTGATGGATATTGAAATTGCCAAGACTCGTGGTAAAATTAATTGGAAACATTGGAAGAAAGTTAAATCTTCAGATATGAGCGATGAATATAGTGATTGGGTTCCTCGTAATATTTTATATTTTAATAGTCTTATTGAAGATTTGTTTAATACTAAAACAAAATTAGAAGCATTTGAAATGATTGAGCAAGCAATTCCATTCTTAAAAAGTTTAGAAGGAGCACGTCTACAAGGCGGGCCTGCTCAAAATAACTTTGGCAGTTTGTTCGAAGTTGAAGAAGTAACTTCGGCTGATGAAATTGATTTAGCTAATCCGGATGACGACGAACTTCGGAGATTAGAAGAAGGCGTCACCGCTTGACGTTTTCTAAATTAGAATATATACTTTAAGTAAATATAGCTGTAGTTAATACTACTTTTATAAAAGGAAAATAAAATGGCGACAATTAGTGATAAAGTTTCAAAAGTACAACCTGGATTTAGCGTTACTATGTTTGATTCTGGTTTCTTATTTGAGATTACTGGATTGAATATTAATAATCCAGAAGAGTGGCATCTATGCAAATTTGCTGTACCTGATGTTGATGCTCTTAATGTATTCATTGCAGAAGCAATTTCAATGCCAAAAGCCTAATGAAAAGAGATTATGCGTCAGGTGAAGCAGGGGATGCTGTATTCTTTTTTGGTAAAGAAGTAGAGCATACCCCTGCTTTTGGAATGAATACTCTATTTGTAACCGGTGTGCAATCTAACCAAGATATACAAGATTGGTTAGATGACTTTAACTCGTATGAAGATAAGTCTAAACACATTACGCATATCTTTTTTGGAGCTAATCATAGTTTTAATCCTCAAACTCCAGACGAATGGAGTCAATGGGAAAAAATGATTGAATTTTTCCTAGTTAAGGAATACCTATGTTCATTGGATATTCCATTAAGTGCAGTTGAAGAGTTCAACGATGGCAGTTTGAATGATTATAATAATTTTATTCCGCAAATACGTGTACCAATTCCATACGTTAAACTATGGAATTATAACACTATGATTAAAATTGACGACAAAGATTTTAAAGCAACTAATCCAGGTGTGTGGACGCATAGTCTACATAGTTTAAAAGACCGTACAAAATTCACTAGCTGGGATGCGTACAAAAATGATACAATTATCAAATGAACGAATGGACTTCGGGTCATTTCAAGATTAAAAAACTTGATATTGATCTAGCACGAGCAAAACAAGATTGCCTTGCTATTTACGAAACAGTAAAATATAGATACGGAAATTTTAAAGTTCCCGTTGATGGGCCAGCTTTTAGTAATCTCAGTACTAGATTATTTTTTAAATACAACACTTTTTTGTTTTCTTCGCAAGAATTGCATAAATTATTTGTTGAAATCTCAAATTTTTGGAAAACTATTCAGCCAACTGACGAACCTTGGTATTTGAGATCATGGGTCAACGTGTATGACAATTCAAAAAGTGTAGGATGGCATAGTCATTTTGAAAGCAAAGATAATGGCTGGCACGGATATTTTTGCGTTGATGTGGATCAGAGTAAAACAACTTATGCATTATTTCCTCCACTTTTTCAAGAAAGTGTTGCACACGAAAAGGATTACGTTTATAATAATATGTGTCTACTAGAACATAATACAGAATATGAACTAGCTGATGTGTGCGGTCAAGATAACTTTTTGTTTATAAGTCCCAGTGGTCCGATGCATAGAAATATTCCCTGGGCAATTTCAGATAGACCAAGAATTACTATTGCATTTGATATTCTACCAGGAAGAATTATAGACAACAGTTTGTATGAAAACCATTGGATTCCCCTTGTTTAACAAAGAAAGAAAATTATGAGTGATTTATCAATGATTTGGGTTACCTTCCGTAAAGAAG